CCGAACGTCACAGCATTCTGGGAGCATGACGGGAAGCCAACGCCACGATAACTGGCAAACTATGTAAGCGCAACCAACAATAAGAAATCCATAGTTGCAAAATAGACTTGCTTGCAAAGATTGACAATAGTCAATAAATGTGAAACAATGGTTGTTTAGTGAGGAAATAGGGAGGATAAATCATGATTGAACAGGATTGCCAGCTATGCGGTGGTGAGACACGAGCAACACGGGTAGATGATCAATTGAGAATATGCTTATATAATTATAATACAAAATCTGCGAAGTATTTTGTTGTCTGCGAAGATTGCTATGACACTGATTCGTATTGTATTAAAAAGGAGAAATAGGAATGAACGAGCCGATAACGAAACAAGAAGCAGAAGCATTTAAGTTGCATGCAATCGGAGAGCAAGCAACTGCCTTGTTTGATAAAAACGGTGTGGAAGTTCACGAGCATAATTTATGCAAACTTTACAGAAAATGGTTGAAACATAATGCGCTCAAAAATTTTTCATATTTTCTGCGCCAAATTGCAGACGCATTAGACGAGGACAGGACATGAAAGAATTATTAGATGAGTTACATAATAGACACTTGGTGTTAACAGGGAGTTTGAGGGACGCGGTCAAAGAAGGAGGCGAGAGCGATATTACTCAAGAATGGGATCAAGAAGCAGAAGAAATAGACGCGCTTTTTGAAAAAGCAAAAAGGCAACACCAAGAAAATGAAAAATATATAATACCAATGGTTAAATGATTTAAAAGAGGAAATAGGAATGACAGAACGATGCAGAGTGGCTGAAGCTGAACTAGCAAATGACGTGGACTGGGTAGAACCTAACCGTCCTAAGGCTATGTTTACAGGGCTTTATACGTTTAGAAAAGACGATCAAGCGTTGTTGATAAAATACGCTGAAGAAGAGTTGACGGATAGACAAAAAAGCACCATCCGACAAAGTTTAGTAGTTGTTAATGGTAACCATCGGTTTAGTAGTGATTCAGTTATTTCGACAGAACACGGAGTAACAATTGGGCATGCAATGGATAACATAGCCCGTGACTACCTTGTCGACTACTTAACGGCGTTTCATGAAAAGCACGGCGAAGACTGGCTATATGAGAATTACGGCGTTTATGAACCTGAAGAAGTGTGATGATGAAGAAAAGAATTAAAAAAGCAATATCATATCAAGCAGTTAAAGACAAGCTCTACCAATGTTTAGAATATAAAGTTGAACAACCTGCTTTTTTTAAAATTGTCAGGCGTGATTTAAAAAATGATGAGTTTAATACTTGGGGCGTACTGTGTATCGATTACAGATGCGCTGAAAATGTTGATGCTGAAATTGTCGTTGTCATTGAAAAATTGATTACTGAAAATAAATACTTTGAAACGCATTTTCACCGTGGCGTATTTGTTAAACGCACGTTACCATCAAAAAACAAAAATGAAGGGCTGATTGAAGATGATTATTATGACAAGATTTATCCTGAGGAAGAAAGATGAAAGTAACACATAGCATTATCGATTTAAATAATAAAAGACAGCATCAAATAACAGTTATTACCGAGGGAGATGAATGTATTTTTCAGGACGTAAGAGAACATTTAGGCGTAACAAAAAGTGAGATTCTGGGAAGAATTTACAGACAAATTGAAGAATTAGAACGAACAGCAAATGAAATTAAAGCGTTTTATTATCAGGCTTCTCGCCCTGTTTGCGATGAAAAAAAAACGAAACAATAGAATGGTGTCACATTCTTTACCGCGGACATACCCCCTGTTGACTGGTTGTATCTAGCGAAACGCAAACCACGAGACACAACAAACTTTGAGTTAAAATGGCGAGACACAAAAAATATGAACAATAAAGAGCTTTTAAAAAAGTTAAAAAAAATTCCTGAGCCTTGGCAGATGATAAAAAAAATCTTTGAAAAAGAAGGAACGTGGATTAACGTATCTCTAGCTGTTAACGTACCAATCAGCACGCTGTTTAGAATCCATAATCAGAAACGACTTCCAGGGTATCTCATATACCGCTCCTTGATTTTTTATTATCTTGCCAATTTCTGAAAAGATAATAAAACTTGTATTATTTTCAATTTGTATATTGACAATAAGCAAAAGAGGACTATAATGAGCATATCAAGCAATGATGCTTGATAAAGGATGAGGAAATCATTATGAACACACATCAAGTCAAACATTTAGAAAATTTCACAAAATTTGTCGTGAATAAAGCTGAAGATGAATTTATAACTTACGCACTGATTAAAGGTGGGCTTAGCTGGTGGCATCTTAAAAATTTTTACGAGAAGAAAAAACAGAGAGACAATTTTTTATCTAAATTTTTAACAAGCAAATCATCACAACAAAAGGAGCTGCAATCATGACTAATTCACAAAAACATATCTTTGATGCTATAGACCATTTCAATAGCTTGCGCGTCAAAAAGAAAGACGAAGAATGGGGAGATGACAATCTAGCCATTCTTGAAGCGAATGCCAAAAAAGCTGAGCAAAGAAATGCAGTAATTCAAAAGAGGTTTGACGATGAAGTTGACTACTGAAAAATGGGCGCATGGGTCGGCGCAGCATAACGCATGGTTAGCTTATGTTGATGCAGCACTTCTTCACACGAATGGCGCAACTTTTACCGATTTTGAAGAGTTGACCCGAGAAGCTGAAGATTATGTTAAGAATGAATTGGACTGGAGGTTTTTAGATGAGTGATAAAGTGAAAATGAAGGTATGGGCGAAAGACGTTAAGGCTTATATGAGCAAAAATAGTTTATCAAATGATAAAACAACTAAAGAACATAAGCGTATCGTACATGCAATACACTATGCGCTAAACGGGCTAATTTTTGGGATGGGACGTGCTAATGGTTGTAGTGATGAATGTCGCTGCGCTAATTGCGTTGTTTATAGAGATAAGTTTTTGAAGAAAATAGACCTGTTGAGTATGGGGAAACGATTACCAATTGAAGATGGTTTTTCTGAATATGTAGAAAAATCTGAAATTGAACATTATGAAAATATAAGAGGTGGTGAAGATGAGTAAAACAATAACATTATTAGGGTTGGAAGTTTCAGGCATGGATCAGATGCTAGATATATGCACGAAGATTTCCAATAGTGAATTTGCTCCGAAGGAAAAACGGGGCAAGCCGATGGAGTGCATGTTAGCAATGCAGTACGCTGCTGAAGTAGGGCTTACGCCTATGTACGGCTTGCAGAACATAGCAATAATCAATGGCAAGCCTACGTTGTGGGGTGATGCGTTACTAGCATTAGCAAAAAATCATAAAGATTTTATCTCATGCGAGGAAATAATCGAAGGCACTGGTGATGCGATGGTAGCGACATGTCATATCGAAAGAAAAGGTGATGCGCCTACTATTTCTAAGTTTTCCGTAAGCGATGCTAAAACAGCCAACTTGTGGAGCAAAGCGGTTTGGAAGTTATACCCAAGACGGATGTTGCAGATGAGGGCTAGAGGCTTTGCTGTTCGTGATGCCTTCCCTGACGCGCTGTGTGGGCTTATAACGCGCGAAGAAGCACAAGACTATCCAACACCCGCGCTTATACATAATGTAACGCCTAGGGCTGCTGTGCTTGAGCAGAAAGCCATTGAAGGTGCGCCCGTGGTACCTGAGCTTGTCGAGGTTGAGCGTGTGGCTTTACCTGATGAAAAATGGCATGAAGCGATTAGATATGCTGTCAAACGTCCTGATAATGTAGAACAGATGATCGCTAAAATGCAGTTGAGTTACATTGTTAGTGATGAACAACTAACTAGCTTGAGAAATACGGCATTAGATCAAAGTGCTGTTAGTGAAGACGAGGAGGCATTTTAAATGAATGAATTACAACAAGACATCAAACACCAGCTTGTCACTGCGACTGAGAATAACAGGCAGCATTTAGAAAACGTCTTTATGCCTTTGGTTGCCAATGCGCCAAGTTTGGCTGCACGGTTTGATGAGATTGATGGTGTGTTAGAGATCACTGATTCTGTGTCTGCTGCTGCAAAAGTTTTATTAGCTGATTTTTCTAAAATGAGAAACAGCGTTAAACGGGCTAAAGATGCCGAAAAAAAGGACTTCATCGCTGGTGGTAAGGTTGTGCAAAAGATACATAATCTCATCGTGGTGGATCAGATAGAGCCTATGGAGGCGAGGCTTAAAGATATTATGAATTATGAGGTTATCCAGCGTCATAAGAAAGTGATTGAGACAGGCGAAGCTAGACAGAAACAGCTTGTTGATATTTTCAATAAGTATAATTATCCTCCCTCTGCCAATCCGCTTACGATTGAAGAACTGGGGATGATGCCTGCTGAGGTATGGTTCACCCAGCTTGCTGGCACTGAAAGCCAGATTGTTGAAATTAGGGAGCTGGAAGCCAAAGAGCGACAGCGTCAAGCAGACGAAAAGAAGGTTGAAACTGATCGTCAAGCAGTGCGTGATCTTGAGTTTGAAGCCCTGAGAAAAAAGAACGATGAGCTGGAAGCTAAAGCTAAAGAGGCTGAACATCAAGCATCGATTGCGCCTGATGCGACAGCATGCACTGATGCAAACGCATCCTCTGATCGTGAGAAAATAAAGGATTGGGCTGATAATATCAGCAACGTGATACACGATACTTCACCTATTATTCAAGATAGAAAGTTGCAAGAGAATATGAGCAATAAATCTAGAATTATTATTGAAGTGCTGCTTAATTTATCTCATGAAATGGAGGAAAAACAATGACTGATAATATATTAGAAAAGAGAGATGAACCAAAAATTGCTAGTCTTCAATATCAAGTCAAAGAATTGGAAAATCATTTGGATCGTTGCTGGCGAATGGTAGAGCAACATCAGCGATTTATAAGAAAGTTTGAAGAGCTAGTATATGGGTTGCTCAAATGACAGCAATCATATGACTACAAAGGAGATTAGACGATGAAAAATGACGATGAATTTGATCTGTTTTTTCAGGGCGCAATGGCTGCTTACGCTTTAATAAACAATGGCACAATTCCGACCAGCGAAGGTATGACTGTTCCCGAAATGGGAAAAACCTTTTACTCCCAAGATGTCCACGATAAAATTGTGGGATTGTTTAATCAGGCGAAGCGGTTTCAACATGAGAAAAATAGACAGGAGATGCACTGATGAGAGAGATTGAGTTTAGAGGGAAACAGCGGTGGAGCGGTGAATGGATTTACGGCGAGTTATCACAACTCAAAGGAAGCGACTGGGCGTGGATTAAAAATGATCAGTACGTACAGCCCGTCTTACCTGAAACGATCGGGCAATTTACGGGTGAAATGCTGCTGGGTGAGAAACTTTTTGAAGGTGATTTATTCAGAGTGAGAGGGAGTGGCATGCAACATCCATTTACCGTGGTTTGGCAAAATTGCGGATGGGAAGTTGATTTTGGAATTGGCAGCCGTTCGCTGAGTTCTTTTTTTTCTATGGATATTTGCCTAAGGGTGGAAAGAATAGGCAACCTGCATGATAATCCTTAACTTCTGAAAAATTGAACAACGACAAGAAATATGATACAGTCCAAAAACTTAGAGGATAATTCATGACAATCGAAGAAAAGTTAATTGCAGGATGTGTGACTAGCGAAGTTATAGATCATTTTGGCGATATTATAGATAAACACGCCATTGGACTGACTGAATGTATCGCAAAATTATTAGCTGCGAGAAAAGAAGTATGGAACGAAGAAGTGCGACTAGCTGATATAGATGCAAATCGAAATGACGGAGTAGAAATTTTAGCCAAAGAATACCTAAAAAGGTCTAAAAATATGGAGCGTTTTTTGATTTGTTTCACAGAAATATATAATAACTATTTCGAAAATCAGTTAATTAGCTTACAAACAGATTCTGATCCATTATGTGAGCTTCGTAGTATTGACAGTGCGTCATCAAAGTTGCTACATTGACTTCATGAACTTTATTAAAACATTCATTGCTGATTTAAAAGTAATCGGCAAAACTAAAACGATTGGATCGGCTGCAATTGGCGTGTTCTTGAGCATCGCATGCGCTACTTTCATCTCACAAAATTTAACTAGCACTATGGCGATTATTGCTGTCATTGTCGTTGCATGCTCATTCTTTTATCTAGTCGCTAACTTTTTCAGGTATCGAAAATGAAATATATCTTATTACCCGTTCTGCTGTTAAGCGTGGCTTTTGCAAGCAATCAAACAGAAGTCTATAGCTTTAACGTGCCACAAGGCTCAACTTGTCATCAAACTAGAGTTTGTGATAAAACGACTTGCAGATACGTTGCTGAGTGCGACATCCCTGTCATTGTTCGTTAGTAAGCAAATTGTGATGAATCAGAATATATATATATTATATATGATCCATCGCTTTGTTCATCAGGAGTGATTGCTGTAACAGTTGCGTATGGTTTTACCCATGTGAAAGGTGGAACTCCTTGTTGGTTAGGAATATTGTTAAAAGCCCATGATAACAATGCTGAATTTTCATTGTAACTCGCACTATCTTGTGTCAAACCAAAGCTGAAAGAATAACTTAACTCGGTGTTTCTGCAAAAATCAATATAATTATCGCGAGGTAACATACTCATCGTTTCTGAATTTTTAGGATAAATCATTCCTAAAACTTTTGATTTAAAATCAATTCCATTCATCGTTGTACACAAGTAATCGCTATACTCGTTAGAAGAATAATTTAGAGCATAAAATATAGGCACTGAACCTGTATTTGTCATTATAAATTTTTCAGCAGTAAAAGTAGGCGTTGCAAACGAAGACAAACAAAAAGCAGACAATAAAATGCCTAATATAAATTTTTTCATTTTGAATTCCTATTTTAAATTAAGGTTGACTTGTCGTAAGATCAGCCATGAGAATCCGATTCACATTATCATCAATGTGCTGATTATTCATGTTAGCTCCCCAAGTCGATCCTTGATCGTCTGTTATCGTCATATCAATCCAAATCATTGAGTTGTTTATAAACGATATATTGAGTGAGCTATCCAAGTCGCCTGAGCCGTCAAATGATGGATAGTAGACTTGCTGTGGCGATAGCTTAATGCGGACGCTACTAGCTATACCTGCAGGGACTGCTGTATATGTAATGGTTGGTTGTCCTGCCGTGTTTCCTTGAAATTTATATTGAATTAAATAGGTTTCGGTTGTGCTTGTGTTTTTCAAATAAACTTGTTGAACAGTAGGATTGTATGTTATTTCAACATCTTTATAAGTTGTTAAAACGGTGTGAGCTGGAATAAGGTTGTTAATTTCAATGGGTGTCATTTTTTATCGCCTTTTGTTTTTTATGATCAAAAATAATTATACCCGAAAATAGGGAAATAGGGAAATAGGGAAATAACAACAAATAATCAATCTTTAAATAATCAATCTTTATTTATTTTCTTTAAAAATGCTTTAACTATTTCTTTGACAAGTTCATTTGTTACAACATCAGATGATCGATGTTTACGTTTGTTCTCGTAAACATCTTGTCTCAAGTTTTTTATAACATCATTCTGCTTTCCTGACGGCATCATTTTAGCAATAAAAATTGCAATAAACAACAAAGAAGAAAGAAATAAAAGACCAATGAGGGTATAAGTTTGAATGAAGAAATGCCAAGGGGGCGCATCAGTACTGGCTGTTGTTATGTCGCCAGCATCGCCTTCAATGGTGCTAGCAAACACATTGCTTTCTGATTGCTGGATAAACTCGCCTTCTGCTGCTGTTAATTCTTTAGCAACTATCCCCTCATTACTTTCAACATTTAATTCTTCACCGCCAGCCTTGTATTTTTGTTGGTGATCACCGCCAAAATTAGCAGACGCGGTTACATCTGTACCGCCTGACTTGCTGCTGCCACCGCCAAATGCTTTTAAAGCAGCACCTGCAATATGCTGGCAACTCACCATCATCAAGCATGCTAACAATAACAAAATGAGTTTATGCCATTTATTCATTGAGTTTTATTTTAGCTCTAGTTTTATAATCATTTAAAAGTGGGATCATGTATTGTCTAAAATTAGAGTTGACAGCCTCATTGCTTTTTATTTCAGCTCGTAATTCTTGTCTATCGTTATACATGACATTTCCTAAGCGATTGTAACTTTCTTTATTGCTTGTCTCTGTGCGTTCCATCCATCTATTAGCATCTTCTTTTGTTAGATAATGAGTACTCATTAAATCAAGCTTGTCGTCTATCCTCGTAAGCTGCAAACCTATGCTATTATAACTTGTTTTTAGCTCTGCAATATCTTTGTCAACATCGCTAATATTGTTTTTATTCTCACGTCCAATAATTAAAGCTTGATCCACTTTTTCATCAACAAATAATGATTTTTGCTGTTCTTGTTGCATGACATTGTCTGTTTTAACAGCATAAACTGCACCCCATACGCCTATCGTTGCAATGATTAAACCTAGTGCAGTTGTTATGATAATTGCTGTGTAATTTTTTTTCTTGTTCATTTTTTGAAATATAACGAAAGCAACTCCAACTGCTGCACCTGCAATGGTAATATATTTTTTTGTTTCTTTATCAATAGTCATGCTGTTATGTTGTCGCCAATAAATGATCTAACAACAATCACCAAAGCATCACTTGTTGACGCTGCAAAACCTGAGGATGATTGCGCTTTAATAATATAATTACAAGCTTCACCAGTATCAGGCTTGTAACGCATCGAGGCATTAAACGTATTAAATTGATCTTGATTAAACACAACTGATGGAACAACCGACGTGTTGTCATTTAAAAAATATTCAGTGCTTGCTACAGTCGGATCAACTGTTGCGTGATATTCTTGATTTGCGGCACTTTTAATGAGTAAACTGCCGAATGAAAACTTACCAGTAACTAAAGCCTCAATCTTGAACCAAGGCGTTGCTGCGCTACCATTCCAAAACAAACGCAAACAAGGATCAATGTATATATTATGATCTGTTGTGCCTGCAAATTGCTCCGACGTTGAAAAACCGCGCGTTACAATATCAACATTTACAGTTGGAATGAAAATCTTACTCATTGATAAAACCTCCAGCCAATTTAATTGTGCTGGTTGTTAGTTTGATTATTTCCACAAATTCAAAGCGTGTAATATCGCCATTATCAAATATAATATGCCCTTTTATTTCTTGTCTATCATTTATTGCAAGCAACGATAAATCAATATCAACAAGCCCGTCATCAGTCATAAAGCCCGTTGATGCTGGTGTTATGGTCTGCTTATCAGTATTTGCGCCGAATGTTCTGATAAACGGATTGTTTATAGCGTCAACAGTCGCATCGACCTGATACCATAGTTGAATATCATTAGCACCAGTATTTGTTACTTTCAATTGATTATTTGTAAAGTCATATATTAAATCTATTTTTTGCAACGGATCAGATTTTGATACTATTTCAGAAATGACAATATCAGCAGTCAATGCTAGCGTTAGCGTTGCGTCTAAGTTACCTAATTGACTTAGTTTAGCTAATAGACTGGGTGCTATGTTTATATCAACACGATTTAAGATATTATCTTCATTTACAGTTAATGAATTTGTTGTGCTTTCTATTGTTGTTTCTGTGCTATCAAGAGCATTCCAAGCTTGAGATGATACACCTAAAATAGATAAAAATTCGCGCGGATCAGTAACTTGATTAGGATTATTAGCTCCGCCGTTTAATACTAAAATTTCAGAATTATCGCTTTTAACAAAAAAAGCGCGCCCATCGTTATCATTAAAATTATTTTGTTCAGCATTATAATACTCCCACGCATAATCTAGTCCATCTTTTGAGTTAATATCTGTTCTGATAAATGCAACATCAGGTGTAAAACTAGAACCTATAACTTGAACAGTAAAATATAAAAAAATATCATTTGCAAAATAAGACTGAGGCAGTGTGTCTGTATTAGATGCGTTGTTTAATACTGACGGCAAATTTGAATTTGAAACAGTTAAAATATCAAGCGTCCAGTTTGCTTGCGTTAAACTAGTTATATCAACCCTCAAATAACCTGAAACTTGCGAATTATTAACATCTCTACCTGATGCAAATAACCACTTATTTCCTGCTGTATCTTCTTTAATTATGATCAGCCCTCGACCGTCACCAAATCCTGTAAATACTTCAGGTGTCGGAATACTAGAAAACACTTCTATATCAACTGATTCTATAGCAGTGTCTGTAATATCATATTTAGCGATTGAAAACTCAAACCCACCATCGGTGTCAAAAGCGATATATAAATCATCTCCATCGAGAAATACACCCATTGAATCTAATCCATCTTCATCAATATTATTGACATCAAGCGTTGTGTTTATTATTCGTGCTTTTGGCGTTATTAAGTCAAACAATACGACATAAATCAAAGAACCGATTACAGTTAATCCAACAACTTGATAAGTTGGATTATTACCAGCTTGTTGCCCATCACCAGCTCTTGCACCGTATAATCGGAAACCAATAAAATTTACTGTGTCTAATTGTGGAAAATTAAAGAAAACACCGCTATTAGCATAGCTCGTGCCTTCATTCGATGAAATTTTAATAAGTCCACTCGTTAAATCTTGTACAACTATTGTGTCATTAAAAACAATAGTAAATTCACCAATTCCATCATTAGTTGTAAATGTTTCTGAATTTATAAGCGAAAAATTAACGCCATTGTCAGTCGATTTAAAAACACTACCAGTGCCAGTTACAACAATTATATCACCACCGGGTTGTATGTCGATTGCTTGGAAATTAACGCCTGCAGAAATTATTGATGTTACCGCATCGCCAACAACTGGATCATTCGCTATATTTCCTGTAACTAAAGAAAGATAACGATTATCATCTGAGCCAATAACAACTGCGCTAATTTCATAAGAAACGACTTCATCCCATGCTAAATTAGCACCATAGCGATTAACATCAAACCCTAGCGCATAAAGCTGGTTATATGCAAAGTTAAACGTTGTTCTGCGCGGGAAATCGCCTAGCCCTTGGTTTAGTACTGCACCTTCTGCGGCTGACGTTCTAAGCAAAACAGAAATATCAACGCCTGTACTTGGAACAATGAAAAAATCGACTGTTGAACTCTCACCAGTCGTGGCACTTTCAATCTTAAACTTGTTTACATCAGACAAGTATTTAACAGTTACAATAAGCGTTGGTGCTGCTGCAATCATCGCTCCCTGCAATGCGCCAGCGACTTGATCAAATGTTGATACGCCTGTGAAATCCACGTTAAATTCAGACGTTACGCCGTTTATGGTCGCTTTGCCAAATCCCGTTGCTAATAATGCGCTGAAATCTCCGACTGTTGCTGTAATTGTATTTGATAAGATAAAAGCATGCGTTGCTGGTACGCTCATCGATGCAGGAAATCCACCATCAACATCATAAGGCGGTAACGCCTTATCGCCAACTTCTGCCCATACGTCATCCAGCGTTATAATTAAGCCTTCTGTTTTTCTGCTCATTTTAAAGTGCCTAAATCTACGGCGTACGGGGCTTGATCAAAGCCCTTGCCTATGCCATCAAAACCAAATAAACAACCGTCTGTCGGCACTGTTATCGCGTCATACCGCTTGCCAGCAGGTCGTATTGGTAACCCTGTCGCTATAATATCAGAAATTGCTTGCGTTGTTAAATCACCTCGCTCAATGACTAATGTTGAAGTCATGTTAAAATTATCACTAAGAAATCCATTTGCATAAGCTGCTTTTAATACTTTATTCACTGATTGCGACATATCATCAAAAAACAAGCCTAAAATAAAGGCCTTAATCAGTTTTAAATAAAACACATCATCAGCAATAACGCCATCAATCAGCGGTCGTTGATAGCCAAAATTATTACCCATCACATCTAAAAAGAACGTTCCAGCATTATCCAAATTGACGCTATCTTGAATTTCTTTTAAAACATCGACTTGCTCATCTTGTATAACTTTTAATATTTCATCAGTAAGCGTTTGCAATGTTTCAGCATCGTTATATTGACCAATAATCAAATCAGTTAAATTGCTTAATTGTAAATCTTGAACGCTGCTCATAATGTTATCGTCTTAGTTATTGTTATATTGCTTTCTAACAGTAGCGATATTTCATCTAAATTTATAACCGCATCAGAAGCTATCGCCGTATCGCCCGAACGTGCAATCAATAAACTGTTTACCTCAAAACCCACAACTTGGTTAATCGGCGTAAACAATCGACTAATGCGGACATTCTCTGCAATGCCTAGTCCGCTTAAATCAAAACCAGCATTGTTTAAATCTAATGTGCCAGCAAAATAATCAATCAAGTTTTGCTTAATCTGATCATCACCATCAGCAGGGTATGTGCTATCTGTTGTAATATCTAATTCAATGATTATTTCAACTTCTGTTGTTTCAAAAAATCGAACGTCAAAATTTATATTGTTTGCAAAATCAACGACTGGAATTACTGTTGATCCTGTGAAATTTGTGCCTTCTGAATTTTTTAATGCCAAAACCTTTGCTATGTCGACAACATCACCACCTAAGACTGACGCTCCGATGCTGTGCGGCAGTAATGTTACACCTTCAACAATTTTGTCTGAACTGGTAAAATTCTCAAAAACTCTGGCATCGGTTACATTGCTAATTGCTTTTAATGACGCTTCAACGGCTTGTTTATAGCCTAGCGCGTTTATTGTTACTGATGATTGATAGCGTGTTCTGACGTTTAAATTTTCTTCGACATCTTGACCTGTCACGCCATCGGCTGGATTGTTTACAGTCTCCCATCCGTTAACCGCCGTTGCCACTTGGTTTAGTGTATCGGCTTCAACAAAAATTTCACCTTCTTTATCCGATTGAAAAGAACCCGAACCAATACCCAATCCGTCAAGCTGCACCTCGCTCAATAAACTAAATGTATCATCGTCTGAATTTTTAGCTTTTGATCCTGCTGCAATTACTGTAAATGCAACGCCTCGCAAATCGCATTCAACAATTGTTTTTATGGCTTCTTTCCGCTCAACATTAAGATTAGCTGCGACATTATCTAATGCTACGCCGACCGCTTGTTTAAATGAATAAGAATTTGCAACATCAACTACGCTTTGATCTAATTGTGTTAAAGCTTCAGCTAATACGCCTATAATCTGTCCCTGTGGCGTTGATGGATCAAGGCTTATGTTGCTGCCGAATGCGGTAATAAACGCATTGTTAATCAGCGTTACATATTCGTCTAGTGGCGTTAATTCAACGCCTGTTGCTGTAATTTTTGCCATTTATATTGCCTTTATGAAAATAAAATCAAACGTGCTATAAATTGATGCAATAGAAGCATTATAAGTATATGTTTCAGTATTGCCGTCAAATGTTGCGTTGACATTATCAAGTCTTATTATCTCATCTTCTTTCAATATCTCGCTATTTATTATATTAGTAATAACTGCAGTCTCTTCGGGATTATTAAATATAATCTGAAAATAAGGCACACCAACATTTCGATTTAAAAACCATTCACCCAAAAAAGTATCAAGGCGTTGTTGTACCCGTAATCGCAAACTTTCTGCATTATCAACAATAGCGATATTTCCTTTGTTATCCAAAAACATATCGTTATTATCTTTTGTTGTGTTGATTGTTATCATAAAGGCACACCTGTTGGATCACTGCCAGTTGTAACACCGCCATGCACATGTGTTTTAAGCGATACGCCGTTGGCTGTGAAATCAGGGGCTGAAATTGGTACTGACGAACTAAACAAGCTGCTTGTTAATGTTGCCGTGGCACTGCCAACTTTCAATTGTATTTGATCCTTGTTAAGAATAATAGCATTAGTGCCGTCTGACGTTTGCATTGATGCGCTAGAGCTATCTGCTGGCGTGATTGATATTGCGCCAAACCCTGCAATAACTACCGCGCTATCAATCGACATGACGCTGTTATTGCTGGCTTGCGCGATCTCAAAGTTAAGCTTAAAATTCTCAATCCCACGATGAGAAAAAATAGCCATAACCGCATCGCCTTTTTTTAATGGCATAAAGATAGTAAATTCTTGAGACGCTGGGAAGATAACAGGCACGTTCAAAAGCTGCTGTATGTCGCGTATAGTGCCATCGCTCAATTCTCGCTTAGTACCCAACAGGATAGTACAACGGCGTTTTTCAGCGTCAAATGACTGTATGACAGCAGGTATAGCAGTATAGAGTTTGTTTGTAAGCTCATCGCCAAACTGACTAAATAGCTGTGATAATTCGTCTATTTTTTTATCTTTTGATATATTACTCATCTACTCGCCCACAAAGTTAATTGCTTCAACTGTCGTTGTAAAATCACCGCCTTCATTGTCGCCTCTGTGCGTTATTGATATGACTTTAAATTGCCCGTCTATATCTTCTGATTTTATATCAATTGTACTGGATAATGAAATGTTTATATTCAATAACGTTTTAAATATTATGCCTCCGCCTTCTGTTCTTGATGCAGTTAATAGTCCTGTGCCAGCATTGACTTTTACAACGCGCTGATTTAATCGCTGACCTTGCAACGACAACAATATAACGCTGCGATCAATAACCCATGTAACGCCACTTTTTCTCAATACTTGATTAAGCGCATCGCTCGCTTTGCCGTCAAAAGCAAAGTTTAAGAATTTAATATCAGGAACATTAGACAAGCCGATAACTGACAAGCCAATTGCGCTAGCTATATCACTAACGATTGATCTAATGCTGATTGATCCTGAATAAAAGCGATTGAACACGATTAAGTTAATGTCAAAAATGGCATCAGCCAAAGTTAGTTGCGTTGTTATTTCTGTACTTTCGCGTTGATTATTAACTAGCGACTTCTTCTCATTCGCCAACAATCTTGTAATTTTACCTGTATAAATTAGCGATATGTTGTCTCCATATCCAGCAAACAATTCTACACTTTGAGCCTCGTCTTTAATAAATGACCTTGTCTTTTTTGCTAGATTGAAAATAGTAATATCTGAATTAAACGGCTGACTACCATCGTTTGTAAGCATGCAACTGAATGTTATTCTGATTGGCTTAATCGTGGTCACGTCTTGCGGTATTGTTATCTCTTCTTTACCGCTAGATATTTTCAGTTGTATTTTTCGATCAAAGAAATTAGCCATTGTCTATTTCTTCCTGCGTCAAAAAATAAAGCTGGTGCGTCGTGTTTAAATTATCCAATGTAAAAGGCTTGTCTGCTTCAGTAACAGACAAAACAGCAAAATTACCTGAAAACGAGGCTTTATTTGTAAGAATATTAACGCCAGTATTCATGCGCTGGTTTTGAATGATGATTGCGCCTGTGTCTATATCTGTTAGCGTCATATAAAATGCGCTTGATACGTCTTGAAAATCGACTTGTATCGTTACGCTTTGACCTGCTACAGCAATATCTAGTCGCTGATGCGGGATACTTTGCAAAGGGATAATTACTGGCATTACGATATAAACCCTAGTTTTGTTAATTCAGACAATGTTTGCTGCGTTGGCGTTGGTTTTTTTAGCCCATTATTGATAACGCTGCATTGATTTTTTGCTGGATTATCATCGCCTGAAATTTGATCAGGCGTTATTTCATCGTCTTGTGTTTTAACAAAGGTTATTCGTTTTAGAATAATCTCAAATGTTGCCTCGCCTCCTGTTAGAACATCAACAGTCTTGCTGTTCAAACTTTGGATTAGCATATCATCGTAAACACGCGCTTGTGTAATTACTTTTAATAACGTTTTGCTTTCTAACGCATCAATTAGTTGTTGATAACCGTTTTGTGCTTTGGCTTGATCTTTTATAAACAAGCGATCAGCAAATGATGACAAGTTAGAAACTACACCCGTTAGCGTTACCATTTCAGGCTTTTTGACCGCATGGTCACTAACATTCCCGCCATCTTCAATTGCAAAATCAGTTATTTCATTATCTGCGCGGTGTTTTTCGTCAACGTATAAATCAACGCCTGAGACGCCAATAATGCTAACGTCATTGTTGCCATAAAATATCGTGTTGAATGTTGATTTTAAGCCCATATCATCACCGTTTAATGCCGCTGTCGATATTATGAGCAGCACCTTTAATTATTGTTCCAAGATGACTAGCAAAACGCTCGGCAAAATCAGGGCTAGTTGCTGTTGCACTTACCGTTATATTATTGTGCTGAGTAATTGTTTTTTGCACTTGAGATGAGCCGATAGCTGGCGCAACAAAAGAACCAGTAAAAAAAGATTTTCCAGCTTTAAATTCGTTAGATATAAAACTGCCAGTTTTCGACAATTCACCCAAAAATGCTTTGCCAACTTGCGACTTAGAGACTTCACTTGCTCCTGATTTTATTTGCTTACCTTCGCCTATAAATGCTTTTCCAATTTTTGATTTTTTGAAAAAGTCCTCAAATCGTTTTAAATCTGCAATAGCTTTGTCAACTTCTGTTCCAATAAAACCAAAGACTTCCTTAACAACTCGTTTGATCGTTGCAAAGTGAGTAACAAAAACAAAGACTAATCCAATAACTGCTGCAATTAAAAGAGTGATAATAATCACAATAGGATTAGCTGATAAAAAACCAAAGGCAATCGCTAAACCTCTTATCGCTAAAGTAAATACTTTAATTAAACTTGCAAAACCCATCGCAATTTTAAATGCTATAAATGCCGTGGTTACAAAAAGAACTACTTTTGTCAATTCTGCGATACGTGAGACAATCTTGTCCAATGCTTTTTTGTTTTTAAGTATCGCCAATATAATTGTATTCAAATGTTTAATAAACGGCTCTAACGCTTGTAAGATTAACGATCCAACGCTCTTTGATAAATCACCTATATTATTTTTTAATTGAATAAATGAACCTGAGGCAGTATCAGCATTAGCTGCTGCAAGTCCTTTTAATCGCTTAGACAATAAATTTAAAACAAGACTAGTTGCGCCAGCGATGTTGCCCGTTTTCTGCATCGCGGTTATTTGTTGTTGAAACGAAAGCTTAGTCTTAATCCCTGCTTGTGTGAGTAGCGTTAATGCGCCTGTTGGTCGTGATAATGCCTCGATCACTTGCTGTGAAATTGACCGCAAATCACGCCCTGATTTTGACGCTAAGTTTAAAATTATCTGCTGGATTTGAAGAAAGTTTTTCTTTGTTGCTTCGCCCGATACCAACAACGGCTCTGATATGTCCTTTATTATTTTTTCATTTCCAAAACCCGTTAGCCGTTCTTGTGTATCCGCAAACTTGTTTATTTCTTCAAGTGTGGCTGGCGCTGTTGCGCCTAGGTTCTTTAATGCTTGTGTAACGCCCTGTATCGCTTCTTGCTGACTTGTGAATGCGTCAATGGACTTGATAGCTGCAAATGCACCAGCAAGCCCGAAAAGCGTACCACGCAACGAAAACAAGCGAGCATTTAAGAAATCAGTTGAACGCCTAAGCCCACCCATTCCTTGCTCTGCTTTCTTGATGCCCTTGGTGTCTGATACAAACTTGAGTTTGGTAATCAGTGTGTCAATAACAGTTGTTGCCATTATCTACTCACTATTGCTTTCTGCATGTTTGCGTCCTCTACGTTCATTTTCAAATTTAACTTGGTATATTTCTATTATCATAAAAACATGCTCAAGCGTTAAATCAAATAAATCAGTAAACCTACAACCACCACATGCTACAGTATTACTTAAAATCGGATCAATATTTACAGTTTCGACTGTCTCGAAACTTACGCCTTCAGGCTGAAACGTGTTTTGATTGAGGCGAAAGATGAAAAAAAATTAACCAGCATAAAGCGAAAGCATATTTCGTACACATCAAAAACCCCGATCATCTCGCCGACTTCTTCTTTGCATATTTCGACTGGCTGAGGCTTAATCTCAACGCCTAGTTTTGTCTTATAACTGCAAATCGTGTTTGAAAAAACAACAGGAAATATTTTTTCTTTTAAAAAATCAATATCAACTTGAGCAATGAGCGTGATGATAAGTGCTGGTGTCATATCAACATGATCACCAATTGCGTTTAACGCATCTGACAAGACTTCTTTGCCGAATATAATTTTCAAAAAGTCTGCACCATCAAATGAGTTTAGTTTTTTGCATTTGAATTTAACGCTTTCAATAATAAAATCAGGGCTTTCAAACTTTTTAAAACTACTTAAATCTAGCATCAATTATTTACCTTTCTGTTTGAATTAAAGTTGCAAGCGAAGTCTCACAATCAAAGTTAAATGTCATAACTGATGATGCGTCTGCTGCTGGGTTTATTCCTGTTGTTGCTGTTAGAATGACAACATTCAACAACTGATGATGAGAACCTGTTTCGATATATTTGATTGTCATATCAAATTTTTGCAAAACACCAGCTTCATTTAATGCTCGCATATCTGAAAATCTAGCTGCTTCAAAAGAAGACGCTAGAAACTTCATTGAAAATTCAGTGCCTTTATCTCCAGTCAATGCTATTTGATGCTTCCCAGTCGCGCCTATTTGTTTATTAGCAACTTGTTTCGCATCTTCAAAAACTAATGGTTCACTGTTTGCAAAACCGTCTAGTGGCTCTGTCGGATTGAAAAAATTAGGTGCATCTAAAATATAGATTTTAACCGCTGCTGGTGATACTGCTAAAGCCATAATATATTCCTCAATTCTTAATTTTCAAAAGTAGCGTTTAATATAATTTTGCCAACAAACCCGTCAAACTTTGCCCATAAAAAGAAAGGTGGCAATTCTTCGTTATCGCGCTGTTGTTGTGTTTGCTGCGTAAAAGGCGTTGCAAAAAGCAAGTAGCCTGTTGCTGCTGGTAAAAATCCGCTAAAATCAGCGTTGCCAGTAACAGCTATAATGTCCGCTTTCATCGCTGCGCTAACAGGCACAACGCTTGCTGTTGAGCCGTCAATAATAAAGCCGTTTCTGACTGCTTGATTAGAAACACCACCAATGACACCTTCAACAGCCGCTTGACCTTCAACGTCATTTCCAATTAAACGGCTTGATAATATATTAGCTATTGCAAAATTAACCTCTGGCACAAACCAAGCATAAAGCGCAAAAATTGACGTACTGGTTACATTGATTTTTGGCTGCGAGCCTTGCGCGTAAAAATTACCTGATGCAAATTCAGCATAATAATTGACGCGGTTAATATCTAACGCTTGCTTGCCTGTCTCATCCAGCGCATCAGGTATTGTGTCAACCAATGCTGAAAACTTGAGGCTACGCATTCCATTGGTTGCATCAAAATTTATTGAGCTTAAATAAGCTGGTGCTGCAACATGCTTGTAATCTTGTAATGAGCTGTAAACAGTTGACGGTGTTGTTAATGCTAATTGTTTTAAATCAAAACCTAAAACGCTTGTGTCATTTAATAATAAATTAGCTGCATCATCATCGCCCCAAAATACCATTTTAAATTTGTCTTGTTTTTGTGCTTCAAATGCAGATGAAATATCTATTTTATTTTGACGGGTAAATGTTGAGAATAACAACGTATTATCAAACATGATCAAGTCGCTAAGCGGTGCGTCATTGATGATTGCAAGCGATCCTGAAACAGGAACAGTAGCATCATCGCCTTGGTTTAGTATTGCGCCGTCTGTTTCTTTTAGTCCCATAAAATCAGCCAAAGCAACGGCGAGCGGTGCTGACGCATCAAGTCCAAAACTTAGCGTTGACGCTGCGCCTGTTGTGTCGCTTACAAATTCAAATCGCCCTGAAACTGCATTAAACGTTACTGTAACGTCTGTAATTGCTGCGCTCAGAATAGTTGCAACTGTTGCTAAATCACTAACACCTGAAAAATCAGGGTTAATGTTTTCGACCAACAAACCATTAACTGTTAAATTAAAACTAGACGTTGATGTTATTGCTGCAAATTCAACAGCCGTCTTTGTGTTGACTGCTGCTTCAAGAATTGCTGAAACAGCACTAGGCAAATAACGCGCAACGATTATTTTTTTAGGCAATGGCGTTTGCGAAAACCATTTATCAAGTGCCAAAAAAGGCTCATCAGTGCTGTCATAGACTTCTTCAACTTCACCAAAAGTCTCAAAAACTCTGTATTTGTTTTCTAAGGTTCCCAGCGTGTCATCAGTCGACACGAACAAAGCAACGCCTGTCCCTTCTAAGGTTTTATTTCCAGCCAGTAGCAAAACATTTAATTCTAAGAAATCTTTATTTGATAATGCCATTTTATTGTCGCCTCAATTTTCTATGGATTGTGAAAAACCAGCCGTTGCTGCCCTATCTATTTGACTATCTGACCGCTGTTTGAACTCAACGATCATATCAGCAACGACACGCTTTTCCACCGTACTATCAACGAGTGTGTCAAATTGCAATATGTTTGTCAAACTTAGGATACTAAATTCTTTAGTAATAAAATCAAGTGTGCCTTGCAGTGATCCAATGTAATTCCTCAAATCAACGACTATGTTGTAAGCATCTATATTGTCTGTGCGCTGATATATTTGTAGCTGAAAATTGACCAAATAAACGCTGCTTGTCGATACATCCAAAATGGTATCATCGCCTTGGTTTAATGTTTTTGTGTTTCTAGGCGTAAAGTCCTGCGGTGTGCTGCCCATTTGCAATAGTGCAATATAATCATCTTCAGGCGATCCGATCTTTTCATTAGCTCTGATCACTTGCAAGCCAGTCGCTGTTGCAATCAATGCCATCAATCTATTTGTTAAAATTTTTGTTGATAAAACAGCCATTATTGATTGTCCACGCGCATTAAGAATACTTTTTGATGTGGCTGCAATGTGTCGCGCCAGTCTTCAACTTGTAGTGCATAATATAAAACGTTTTTAAATCTGATTTTATCAGGAGCTTGCTGCATTGCTGTGGCTTTAGTCGCCATTATATCTGTCAACGTGTCTGTAAACATAACTGCGTCCACTTTCTCACGCTCACCAGCAAAGCTATCTGTTCGACCTGCTGCGTTGCGAACTGGCTGAAAATCAACGCTTATCTCTTCTTCGGTTATCGTTTCAGCACTATTGCCATAATTATCAGGATCACCAGTGTCGGTGCTTCTGACAACTGACGTTTTGATTAAATCAGCAAGCGATGGATATTGACTACTACAGCAACTCATTCTTTTTTGCTCTTTATTTGTTGTCTAACGCTTCGCTTCATCAACCCTGTATCAATCAATGGTTGATTTTTCTCACCGCCAGACTTAGCAGTTTTAGCCCTTATCGTGGCTGGCTTGTTAGCGACAAATCTGCCTTCTTTAATTTCATTAAAAATTGTATTTCTCATTATTGTTGCTAACTTCTCAACAGCGACTATCTGTTGTCTCCGATTGAGCTTTTTAGCAAATAGCGTTTTTTCAAGCTTTTTCTTTTCGTTTTTGTATTTAATAATCGCTTGAGAAAAGAAAGGGCGTTGTGGTACGCCTAAACCAAAGTTGTTTATCTTTGCAACTTCGGCGACTGGCATTCCGTTATCATATTTATCAGCAGGGAAAAAGCCAACTTCAGCATCATATACAACGCCCTTTGTCGTTTTAATTTCTTTTAATACGCGCTTGAGTTTCAAACCGCCTGATATTCTAGCCTTAATTTCTGATGCCATGACGCTATACCGTGAACATGCTTGCAGCATAACCTTGACTTGCATCTCTAAATTGCAAGTACTTAATGCCATAAAGTGTTGTTATATATGTATTATCTTGAGGACGGCGCACAATATCCTTGAATGATTGGCTTTTACTGCCTGAACTTAATGATGCTGATGCAACGCCACAATTGATATTACTTGTTGTCGTTGGACTAGCCGTGGTGTTAGTGTTAAGCGTTAATGCGCTAGATAATAAATGAGCAGACAAGTACAAAACGCCGTTTTCAGTCTTGCAAAATATCGTTAGAGCTTCTTCTAAGAATATTGTAACGGTTGCATCCACCGAGTCGCCGAACTCAGGAAAACGCAACCGAAACAACGGGAGTAGATTATCGACAATTATCGCCATTGTCAACCATCAATTTCAGGTTCGTCTTCAACTTTAGGCGGTCTGCCTCTTCTTTTAGTCTTCTCGTCTGTTTCAACAACGACTTTCCCAAGAATTTTATCAAGCTGTTTTTGTTCAACATCGCTTTCAGCAATAACGCATCGTTCAATAAAAGTGACATGCTTAACATCTTCAACAACTTGTTTTAATGAAATATGTCTTTCTTCGTTAGCTTCAAGCGTGAGATTTTTAGAAAATCTGTAACGTGATTTTAGCGTATTTTTAACTTTCATAATTATCTCTCTCTGACCTTTAGTTTAAATGCCGTCCCTGTAATTCATCATGACTGGCTGTCTGATACCGATAGGACTATGAGCATACAAGAAAGGCACTGACGTTACGAAGTCTCTACTTTCTTGCTGCCCTTGCATCAATTCTTGAGATATTTTCATCACATCAACATTCGGATTAACAAAGCCAATGCACATGCGATCAGTTGATGCAGCTCCTATACCGACTAATTCACGAACAGGAACGAATTTAACCAAGTTGCCAGTTTGTGAAGTCCAAACATTACGTTTAGCTGCTGTTTCTAAGACGCTATCATTCCTAAAAGTGCCATCCAGCAAATCGTTGACGATCCTATATTGAGCTGGCGGTAAAAAGACAGTCATGCCTATGCCAAACTGCGCTAATTCACCAACAGTTTCTTGCGAAGCTTCCCAAACGTCACCAATTGCATTAGTGATTGCTTTTCTGATATTAGGCGCATCACTCTCAGAAACACCAGACCATACAGTCTGTGTTGCTGTTGCTGCATCAATACCAGCATCGTTGAATTTACCCGTTGAAAATTCAGGGTACTCAAGTGCCAGTGCTTTTTCAGGATTAGGTGCGCCAGCTTTACCAACAGTTATTGCTAATCGCTTCAACTTCATTGCTGCGTCAACTGCTGCTTGTACTTGCTCCATTTCTAGAGGCACACCGCTCAACAACGATGCTGCAATTTCTTCAACATTCCACGCAACTTTTATCCCCCAAGATTTTAAAACAAGGTTTTTTAAATCAGTGGAAGTTGTCGCTAAAGGCAAACCTGATGGTAAACGATTGCTCGTGTTGCCCAAAGGCAT